AGGCTAAGACTATTGCGAGAAGGTAGAAATAGTGTCTGTAATTTGTTGAATTTCGGTGACGCGCTCGATTGTGGTTACATTGCTGAGTCCTGGCCCTGAATAGGTTTCGGCAAACTGAAAGGCCGCCCCAGGCTGAGTTACTTGCCAGTCTGGTTTGTTGCCTATGTCGAGAGCTGACCATCCTTTTACGCTTGTTGTGCCTGGAGTAAGGCTGGCTCCATTTGCAGGCTGTACATTAGTGCCGCTGACAGAGTATTCCCAGCCAGTGCCATAAGACTCGCTGACAATTGTTTCAGTGACATTGCTGGTGGTTTCAGTGTGACTCGTCATTGAACCAGTCGTAAAGTTAGGCACCACTGGAGCTGAATAAGCTGGTTTGGCAAGAGAGAGAGCCTCGCCTAGCAGTCCGCAAAACAGCAAAAGCAAAACACGCATTAGTCGATACTGAGTTCAGTAACAAATTGGCCAATGCCAAGGGTGTTTGCACCGCCCGCCGTCACAGTTAAAGCACCAGTCGGTGCGATTGTGCCTGCAAGTGTTCCTGCTGTGCCTGATGCCGTTGACTGCAAGCTGCCAAAATTTGGAGTAGTGCCTGTTGTGATTGCAGATGTTGGAACGGCATCTGCTTGCGTATATGACTGGCTAAAGCTGAAAGCGTTGCCAGGTGTGTCCTGGGTTACAGCGATAGTGCCAGGATTGTAAACGCCGCTAGTAATAGTGCCAGCGGAAATAGTGTTCGCCGTATTTCCGTCGGTACTGTCAACGCCTGAGCCTGAAATGCTGAATGTAGAGCCAATACGATTTGCAGTAGTCATCGCACCACCAACCTGAAGCTGCACAGAGCTTTGGATTTTGTGTGTCAGATCAGCGTTTGCTGCTGGGCTAAAAGCCAGCAACGTGATCAGAGGCAGAAAGCGTTTCATTTTGGTGGCTCCTTTGGGTCAATCTTAGGTGGCTGTTTTTTCTGCTGGTTAGCAGCTTTGCGTTCAATACCAAAAGAGGCCATTGCCCCTGTCAGCAAACTAGCCACAAAAGTGTTGTCCATTTTCATCTGAGGGAAGAAACCCAGATAAGAAACAGTGAGCAATGTCGCGCTCCATACCAAAACAGCGCATTTCACAAGGTCGGCAATTGCAATGCCTTCCCTCTCTTGGCTTTCTTGACTTTCTTGCGGTTCTGCCATGATGGACTTAATGCCGAGGTCGAAGCATGGTTGAAGTTTGGGCTGCCGCAGCTGGTGCGTCAATCACCGTGGCTGGTCTTGGCATCACAGGACTGAAGCAGCAGAGCCTGCAAGGCCGTGATTCGTTGGTGCGTCTGACAACTGCTGTTGATGGTTTGAGCAGACAGCTCGACGTGCTTCACACTGACATTAAGAGCAGAGACCAAGAAGTCTTTGCCAGGCTTAGTGATTTAGAGCAAGCAGTGGCACGACTGGAAGGCCACGCAAACCGGAATTAGACTTTTTGCAGTTGATAAGCCTGCAATGTTTCTGATCGTCAAGCCAATCCTTTTTAAGTTCTTGCGTTCTGAGAGCTTGAAGCGTTTGGTTTTAGATCTTCTGAAAGCTTATGCCAAGCGTTCAGACAACACGGTTGACGATTCACTCTGTGCGCTTTTAGAGAGAAACCTATTCCCGCAAGTCACCCAAAAGTGATCCGCAAGCGCGTCATTTTTTCAATTTTTATCGGGATGCTGACGGCGCTGTCTGGCACGATGCTGTCTGCTGCTGGCTTGATTTATTACACAGGTTTCCTTGATGGCAACAAAGGATGTGACGCGGCAGGATTAGCGCGATGATGCCTCGCTACGGAACGCTAATGGCGCTTGCACTGCTTCCATTCTTTGAGTTTTTCCGTGGAACGCCCCATCAAGCAGCGGCTATTAAAGAGTTAGAGGACTCACTGCCTCAAGAGCTACTGGCAGAGGATGCAGCATGGTTTGAGTCATGGAAAGCTAGTGGTATTGCGCAACGTGCTTTTGTTCCGTATGTGCATCAACTAAATTTTGACTACAAGGGGCATCGACGGTGTTTAGACGCATCAGCGGCAATGGTCGCGCTGCTGTACGGCAAGGTGAAAACCGCCGAAGAGTATGGGGAGGTACGGAAAAGGTTTGGCGACACGACAGACGTGTTAGCCGCGGTAAGGACACTGAGAGAGCTTGGACTCCACGCCGAGTTCAGGAATGATGCTGATGGAGCGTTAGTCGAGGCAGAAATTGCTAGCGGTCGCCCTGTTCTTGTGGGCTGGCTGCATAAAGGCAACATGCTTCGCGGTGAGCCGCCTATGTGTGATTCGTACTCTTGCGGGCATTGGAGTGTTTTAGTTGGCTTCGAGGGTACGGAAACAACGGGGGACTCTCAATGGGTGATGCACGATCCAATGGGAACTCCAGACATGGAGCGTGGTGGACATGAAACCCGTTACGGGGGCAAGAATGTCAGGGTGCCGCGTGGGACGTTTAACCAGCGTTGGCAGGTGGAAGGTCCTAGCTCTGGCTGGGTGATTCTTGTGGATGACGAATGATTGGGGCACTACGCATGGTTCTCGCGCCATGAGTTAATTAGCAGGCCGGGTGCCCCTGGCAAGCCTGACTGACCCACCTCATAAAGATGGGAAACCACAGACTACATAGGACTTGATCTAATGGCAGCTTCAAAAGAGTTCAAGAGAGCAGATGCTCTGATTGTGCGTTACCGCCACCCTCGCGAGGGTCCGCCGAGCTATTTAGTCTGGCAAAAGCACAAGAGCTACATCTGCTTGACGCGGGAAGAGCTGTTAAAAGCAGTGAAGTGGCCCAAGTTCACTAGCACTGGTGCGGCATTGCGCCAATGGATTGACGAGGTCGAAGAGCTAATTCCTCCAGAACCAGCACCAGAGCAATGAATCTGTATTGGGTCTGGTCATATCTGGTTGCATTTTGGACCACTGTGGTCATGTCTTGTATGCAGCCTGTGAATTGGAGTAACTGCTGGCCACCTGACTGGCTAATGCAGGGAGTGCATGATTACATGCGTGCAAGGGCTCCTTACTCCGAGGAGCGCAAGATATTGCAATCTTTGGAGCAAACCGATGGCTTGGGCGGACTGGATGCTTGTCAAGCAGACCCTTGAAGAAGAGTTGAACTTGGAGCGTCAAGTGCGGAGCATTAGCAACGTAGACGACCTCCATGCGCTCCAACAGCTTTGCAGTGCTTTGACCAGGCAGAACTGGCACTATTCCAAGCTGCTTAAACAGGCGGTAGGGCGTGTAGCTGAGCTGGATGTGCGGAGTGTTTGCGATTAGTCAGCTTTTGGTCTGAGTCTTTTTTGCAAAGCTCGGCCTTCAACGCGAGCTTTGACAGCTTCTTGCCATTTGGCAGCATCTTTGGTTTCTGCTTCAAGGTATTGATCGGGATATTTCTCTTGAAGGTAGTTGTAGATTATTTCGCGCATCCAAGCGGAGGGCTTTATGCCTGCTTCTTGGGCCTCTTTGCTAAAAATTTCGCCACGAAACGGTTCGAGTAAGACTTGAACGTAAACGCGATAACCGTGCGTGCCACTCATGTTTGATCCTGTAGTACACCAACGTTACCATGATATGGAGCTGTCAACTTTCTTTTTCCAGGAAGTGGCTTGTTCTTGGCGTGAATAGGCGCGTTGTCTTTTAGAGCCAGCCCTAACTTGCTTAGCCCCTTCCAAGAAAATTGCAGCTCGCTGTAGATCAGCAGTCGTTGCTATCTTGATGGCTTCGTTTAGACGCTCCAAAATCAACTGTCTTCCGGTCTTGGGCTGCTGCATAGTCCATCGCCCTAGGAAGGGTTTGGTGGAACGTTATCTGGTTTGAGGCTTCAACGACAGCCCATGCGTTGGACTGCCTGTAAATTTTAAATAGGTTAGCCATGGGCCTGCTCGATTAGTTTTTCAATGCTTGGGAAGTGAGAAAAAGGTTCGCAAGTCATAAGGCTTACGTCAACACCACATTGCAGTGCAACAGCAGCTTCTGTTTCAACGTAAAAGAGGTCATTTTCGTAAATGACTTGCTCTACGTTGAGGACTTTGCCGTTGTGATCGTATTTGGTGTAGCGAGTAATCGCTAAAGGCATGAGGTCATCGCTTTCAGCGACATGAACGAAGTAAAAATTAGTTTTTTTGGTCACGTTGGGAAAGTTTTTGAAATTCGACAAGGACTGCTGCGACAAGCACTTCAGCCTGTACCCGATCAAGGTTAAGGTTATGGCGGCGACGAATTTGTATAACAGCTTGTTGAAAATCATTAGTAGTAATTGTTCCTGGGCTAGGGAAGTTTCCTTGACCTGCAATTAGTCGATCACGAATTAACTCTGACCGTTGCTTGCCAGCCTGTCTAGCTTCAAAGTCCAAGCGTTTAACTTGCTCTTCAGGGAGGAATGTAGAGACTCTTCTCATGGTCAAGTGATCAAGTAGTAATGTAGACAGAAGCAAAGTGTAGCAGGTTATTTGGTTTTTTTCTTGGCTTTGCTTCTAGGGGGCTTGGCCTTGCGGGTGGGCTTTTTGTATGGGCGCTCCACAAAGCTGGCCACTGTCTCTTGATAGCCCGGCGCTTCTGGAACGCCGCTTTTCCTAAGGATTTCAGTCCAGTTCATCTCTCGCGCGTATAGATGTAAAAACTGTCCCCGATAGCTCAAACTTCAGTCGTACCAAAGGATGTGCTTGGGGACAAGGGGTAGGGACAATTAGAGTTGTCCCCGTTCTTCGTCGGTGAGTTCAATCTCAACCGCTCCATCCATCAGAGGGGGACAAAGGGGCATGTCCCCCACCTCTTGTCCCGTACCAAAAGCCGTACTGCTACTGGTATTCGTACCAAAGGGGACAGCCTTCCTACCCTCTCCACACGCGAGGACAGCAAGATAATGTTTGGAACGAGAATCTTTTGGGACGTCCGAGACGATCAAGTTTCGGTCTTCTAGGCGTTGGAGCGCTTTCTTGATTGCGGAGGCAGTGCCTGACACAAGGGAGTCACAGACCAGATCGTTTTTGGTGCGTGTTTCTGGGTAGGCAATCCGCAGCCTGCTGAGGACACGGCCAAGAACTGAAGAGGGTGTGGTGTCGTCTGGATCAACCTCGGGCGTGAAGTCGGCAATGTAGAAATCGAGGTCTTGGTTCTGGCCAAGCACCAGATGCGTCCCAGAGCGTCCAGAACGGCTTTTCTCGATTTCGATGAGGCGTTCATGGCTTTGAAGCTTTGGACCCTTGTCCTGGGGGTCTGTGCGCTTGAGAGACCACGTTTCGTCTACAGCATCACGGATGGCTGAGGTGCCACGGAATCCGCCGTTCTTGTTGGCGTGGTGAATGATCAGGATTGTGGTGGCAGGGAACAGCTCGCCATTGTTTTTGGTGAGCCAGTAAAGGGGCGTGGCGAAATCAGACTTGTTCTCGTCAAAGCCACGTCCACCAGAGCAGCCAATCAGGGAGTCAATGACGACCAGGCTGGGCTTGATGCTTTCCATCAATCGGATGAACTGGGCATAGCGTTGAAGCTGCCAGTCAGTCCTGATGAAGGTTTTGTCAGTGATGGGGAAGTCAGCTTCGATCAGCTGTTCTTTCAGTTGAACCAGGGGCTGGTCACCATTGAGTAGAAGGACAGGGCCTTGGCTTACTGGAACGTCAGCACCGCGAACGCGAAAAGGCTTGCCAGAGGCGATGTGCTTAGCAATTGCCCATGCTGCTGTGGATTTACCGTCACCACCAGCGCCGTAAATGAGGATGACGGAGGGGTGTGGAAGAACGTCAGGGATAAGGTATTCGCGCTTAGTTTTTATCTGCATCAGCTGTTCGACGGTGACGGTATCGACTTTCTTCTCGAAGGCTATTTGGTCAACGATGAGCTTTTCGAGCGCGGTCTGATCCCTGTAGCCAGCTTGCAAGGCGAGGCTATTTAGTTTGTAATTGACCTCAGCGGGATTTTCGAGATCAAGGATTTTCTTGGCGCGTTTGATGACCTCATTGAAGTCAAGGGTGTGTTGACGGAAGTCTTGAACTTTCTTGTCTTCTGCGTCTTTTACGATTTGGGCCACGGTTTCTGAAAACCTATGCCTCTCTGGGTCCTCCCGGTCAGCCAACCAGATAAGGGTGCCTAGCCCAACGCCACCGTTTTTGAAGGAGTACCAAGTGTCTTCGCAAGGATTGCTGTCTTCCCACTCTGAGGCGTAGTCAGGGTCATCAGAGGACCAAGAGGACCAAAGCATCATGCCTGCTTCTGTAGGCAGAGCAGAGTTGATGGCCATGCCAATTTTGACCCAGTGATCTCTAGACCCTTTGCCTTTGTTGGGGATAACGCTGAGGCAGTCTTTGATGATCTCGAAGATCTCTTCTTCAGTACGGTCTGAGAAGTCTGGATCCCTTGTGATGAGGGTCTTTGGTGGTTTTTTCATCTCAGCCAACAGCCAGTCAGGCGCAGTCGGAATGTCGTTGAGATTGCCTTCAAAGGTGTATTGGCCTTGCTTTGAATGCTTGCCGCCAGGGTAAGCACCAAAAATTACACCTTGACGCTTTGAGTTCCAGAGAATTTCGTAATCAGAATTACCCAGGCCGCGACCTTCTACCTGATTCCAGAGTTCTTTTGGAACGGTAAACAAAAACTTCGCAGCATTGTGCTTAGTTGATGTAATTTTAGGGCCAATAAGTGTAGGCCCATATTTATCTTCAAGCTTGTTAAGTCCAGCATCAACATCAAGGATGACGATGCCATTGCCACGGATGCCAGTGAAGACGCCAACCGCTTGAAGGTCAGGGTTTTTCTGGATCGCCAGGGCTACGTCAGCGGGGTCAAGCTTGTGATCAAAGCTAGCTTCCAAGGGGTTTTTCCCAGTGGCAGCCTTGCCTGATTCCATTGGAGCGCCCTTGCGATAGATCGGGGCATATACCAGACCTTTTGGGAGCGCGTTGACAAAATCTGTCAGTTTCATGTACTATACGAATTGGGGATTGTTGTTCTTTTCCCTGGAGG